CTATGCTTCATAAAGCTTGTTCCACGTTTTAGGGCCTACAATTCCATCAACAACAAGTCCTTTATTAAGCTGAAAATCTCTTACTGCACCTTCTGTTATTGCTCCAAAGTCACCATCAATAACTAGCTTGTACCCAGCCTTATTAAGCAACTCCTGAAGCTTTTTTACATGTTGATTTTTTGCCCCTCTTTTAAGCATAGGTAATTTCGGCTCTTCCATCTGTTGCTTAACAAAGAATATGAAATACTGTCTGCATTGAGTCTCAAAAGTCTTAATATCACCATAAGTACGTTCATATGCTGTACTAGCAGAGTCATGAACAATAATATTATTATCGCGGTAATCCCACGCTAAGATGTAATGTCCACTCTTTGTAAACTTGCCTGGCTTCATATTGCATATAACATAAGCACCTTCCTTTAAGGCTTCTATGGCTTCCTTGGTACTTCCTGATTGCTTAAAAGGTATGTTGTATCTAGCCGCTACCTTCCCAAAAAACTCCCATTCAGTGCCGTCGTTTGCAGTTCTGTCGTTTAAATCAATGGCTAGACTGCACATTTCAACTGGAGTTATTTTAGAATCCTTAGCACTTGCAATTATCATTGCCGCACATGTGGGCCCGCAACCAGAAGCTCCAATTGTTTCCTTCTTATCCCCATCGATCGTATAAGGTATATTTCCCCACTTAGGATCTGACTGTTTGTAATATAAAGGCTTTTTATTCATTAATATCACCTTCCATAACGTATTTCTCAACCTTTTCAAGGATGTCTAAAATACTACCACTTCAATCAGCATGTCCAAGGGTTCTTCTTATATATTTATATGCACTTGTTCTAACAATTGCTTCAATTTATCTGCCGGCTATAAGCCGCTAAAATGACCATTTATGATCTTCAGGTAAACATTCATCACATAGCAATTCTCCATCCACAGTTGCACCATTACATAAGCCTTCTATATGATCAGCTTTCTCTCTATCGGTGACCCAAGCACCGCAGCATGAGCATTTTCCGCAATTCATAATTTCAGGTGTAAGAGAAGTCATAGATGTACCTTCCCATTTCATATGTACACTTTCCCCAATTGATAGTTCTATATCATTGGATATTTCTTTTTCAATCTTATCTAACAAGCCATCTTCTTTATATAGCTCTTCTTCGTCAACTTCTATTAAATGATATGTTCTAATTAGAACAGTCTTTTTTTCTTTCATATTATCCTCCATCAATAAATCATGAAATTATCTTTATTATAATTTCAACGTTTATATTAGTTATCCCTGCTAAGAATTACTTTACTCCATTATAACACTCAGACCATTAATTAACCATATATATCCATTCAATGTTAAGCACTCAATATAGCTTCTATGGACTTTTCTAGACTTAATATTCACCTTTATATGCTTGTATTCATAGTTTTTTATCTAAACAATATTATTTACATTTGCACCATTTTATATAGATTAACATAATATAAATCATTAACAGTAAAGGTGTGATGTTTATGCCAACAGCATATTTTGGAACATTAGTTTATACAGTAGTACCAGGAGACAACCTCTATACTATATCTCACAATTACAACGCTACATTGGAAAATGTATTAAAGTTCAATAGCATACCTAACCCTAACGTTATTTATCCAGGGCAAGAAATTGTTATCCCATTATCCCCTCCAGAGGCAATAATCTATACCGTTAAACCTGGGGATTCACTTTACCGCATTGCAGTGAGATTTGGCACCTATGTTAATAATCTAATTATGTTTAATTACTTATCTCCACCATATGTTATTTACCCTGGTCAAGAGTTAGTCGTCACAGCATCACTGAGGTAAAGAGACAGGTCACTCACTTAAAAAATAAAACCACAGAGTCAAGCAATTGCTGACTTTGTGGTTGATTTTTATGTATGGCGGAAAGAGAGGGATTCGAGCCTCGGTACCCGTTAAGGTGCCACTGATTTCGAGTTGCCTATCTAAATTCCGTTTCCTTCAAACATTGATCTTACTGCATCCGATACTGATTAATTGTGTTTTAGTACCCCTGATTAACATCATCTACCTATATTTATTATTGAATTAGACTTATATCAATAAGTTGCTAATCCGTACATCTCCTGAAAATGTATTCAAATTCACCTTCATTAATCAAATGCTTTGTACCTTCCTCAATTCTTTCCCTGCTAACTTCATCAACAAGTATCATATCCGATGCCCAAAAGTATTTTCCATTTAAGCACTCACCTGTAGTTCTATTCTTTTCAACAAGTTTTGCAATGTTGCTGTAAGTGAAGAAAGATGCAACCCACCTATCTCCATTATCAAACTCCACAATTACATCTGTATTGTCGTTATGAATATCCCATTCTCCTTCTGCCCATTCCTCTGCTTCTATCCATAGCTCATATTTACTCATATAGCTTCCCCATATATATAATTTGAGCGCATCTTTTCCATACATTATCAGGCTTATTATAATATTTAAGACCATCTATAGATGCTTCTCCCCAAGAATGGGCACGCTCTAAGAAAGTTTCTATAGTGTCATTCTGCCATTCATCTTCTCCCTTACTCTCAACATAAGCACTCTATCTTTATACAATTCCTCAATAAAGTTAAGAAATGACATTTCGTCTTTTACTTCATTTACTAATTCAAATAGCGTTTTTCCTTTCATATTGCCCTCCTGCGCTTATTTATAGTACTAGACAACTATAAATTTGTGTTTTTTCGATGACGCTAAACCTTTAGCAGCAATATTACGATGGATAACAGGCTCGAGCATAGGCTGATGAGCCACATGAACCTTACAATATATTTTGGTGTAAGCCCTTGTGATTCCAATCTAAAGTGCATCTGACTCCGGTCTGCTTTATAAATCGGTTTTTTCTCTAAGGCTCTCTTAATTACTACAAATACATTGTCAAATATGGGTACACCCAATGCCAAAATCGGAATGAGCATTGAAATCACTGTTACTTGCTTAAATGCCCCGTCTATAGATATAACACCTAATATAAACCCTAGAAAGGTTGCTCCAGAGTCTCCTAAAAACACCTTGGCAGGGTGTCGGTTGTATCGCATAAAGCCAAGTATAGCTCCTGTTAATATCATAGCAATAAGAGCAGAATCGCTTTGTCCTTTAGCTGCAGCCACGATATATAAGGTAGCAGCTGAAATAGCAGACATTCCACCTGCCAGACCATCCATACCATCTGAAAAATTTATCACTGTTGTAACACCAAAAATCCAGGTGACAGTAAGTACAAACTTTAGCCAAACAGGCAATAAAACAAACTCATGGGTAATAGGATTCTCAAAGCCGTGGAATATCACACCATACCTGTAAACGATGGCAGCGGCTAGTATTTGTACAATAAACTTTGGAAGGGCCGAGAACTCTTTTCCCTTGGTTTTGTACCAATCATCTATGATCCCTATCCCGATGATTAAGATAGAAGCTGCAAATATTGCTAGGGACTTTGCAGTTATTTTAGGTATAAAGGATAAATAGATGAGATAGAAGCCAATAAATATGCTCAAGCCACCGCACAAGGGCATAGGGTTCTTGTGTCTCTTTCTTTCACTGGGCATATCACAGTATTTTAGTTTTATAGCCAACCTTATAAGGATTGGAGTCATAAGGCCCACAATAGCATATGCCAAAATGGGACCTGTAAGATTCATATACATTAGTTCACCTGCTTTTTATCTTTTGTATTGTATGTTTTTTTATTCTTTATAATAGTATTATATCACATACTGGTAATTTTAGGTATAAACCGACAGGCTCATTCTTATCTTGAAAAACATAAAAAAGAAATAGCGGGCTCTTAGAGACAAGAGGATATTTGGGTCAGTTCATCCCCTTGTCCCACGTTAGACCTTAATATAAATACTGATATTAATATACTCAAAATTATTAAAACAGCTTGGAGTATAAGTTAAATATCTCTTTATATAAGCTATGTATAAACCTTCTAGCTATAAATTGAAAATACTAGAAGGTTTTACATTTTCTATGCAGAAATAATAAGTGACACCACTTAAACATATATAACATATATGTTATAATATTTTTAAAAAAGGGTTGCAAATATAACTTATAAGTAATATACTCTGATTAAGGAGATAATATATGGGTAATACTAAGATATCAAATATAATATATCCTGAACAATTTAAAACCAATTATATTTTTGCATATGTAGACTATCAAGATGAACTTAAAGATATAATTCAACAGAGTGGTCGTGTAGACGATATTACAGGCAAATATAGAAAGTCACTTAACTTTCTCAGTTCTTTAAAAACAAATTGTTTCCAACATAGAAAACTTTTTGAGAAACTAAAGGATTGCAAAAATATCTATTCAATTAAAATTCATGGAGAAATTAATCTTAGAGTTTTATTTACATTTATAAATTATGATAATAAAGATATAGCAGTATTGCTTTATCCCTTTATAGAAAAAGATACAAAAGATTATGAAGAACCTAAAATAATTGCAAGCAAAAGAATTGAAAAATTATTAGAATGTTAGTAATTTACTTTGTCAGGAGGGGTGTATGAACATGAGTAAAGAACTACTAAAAAATCCTTGGGACTTAATAGAAGAGTTAGCTAGTGATGAAGCTAAAGAAAATTTTGAACTTGATGATATATTAGTTGGTATATCTTTAAAGTTAATAAACTACAGAATCAATAATAATATCACACAAAAAGAGTTAGCTAATATATTAGGTATATCTCAAGCGATGATTTCTAAACTAGAAAGTGGAGATTATAATCCATCTATTGAACAATTATGGAAGATATCAAAAAAACTAGGTTGGAAATTTGAAGTCGTATTTGAAGATACAGCTCAAGAAACAAACATTTGGGATACAGACGATTTCGAGATTGAAATTACTAAAGAAGCCATATGTACAAGCCATATAACAGAAGAAGTTGAAGATACATTAGATATTCAATATGCGGAGGGTGCATAATGGATTCAAAAAAGATACAAGCAGATTTTCAATTTGTTGCTAGTAGAGTATCCCACTTTTCATTGGAAACAAAAGATATCGCTACAGAAGAAATCCCTGTAAGGATTGATAGTGATATAGACTATAATATTTTAAACATCGAAAAAAACGAGAATAATCATGTTGGTGTCATTGAGTTTACAGCAGAAATAAAATCTAAAGTTAAGAAATCGTATTTATTTAAAATAAGTGTGAAAATGGAAGCAATATTTGTTGGAAATCCCCATGTATTAACCGATGAAACTTTTAAAAATAGACTTGAATTAAATGGGGTTGCAACATTATCACAGATGTGTAGGTCATTTGTATTGTCTACAACAGCATTGGCTGGAATTAATCCACCTATAAAAATTCCGATGGTAAATATTCAGAAACTTAGAGATTTAAAAAAAAATAATGAAAATTAATGTTAGAAAACCATACAAAAAAGAGCTTACTTGAAAAAGTAGGCTCTTATACATTGCAGTAATATGGCGGAGAGAGAGGGATTCGAAGCCGGATGGCCGGCAGCCAATATTTTTAGCAATCTTTGGTCCTTCATAATTAACAAAAATCACCAATCCACACATAATAATTAGCCATTTCTTTGAGGGTTCTCATGCCCCACCTCTCCGTAAAATAAATAAAACTGCCCTCTGGACAGTTTGATTTCTTTTATGGCGGAGAGAGAGGGATTCGAACCCTCGGTACTCTTTCGAGTACGACTGATTTCGAGTTACATATTGGGTGTAATTATTGTAATTATGAAGTATTAGAAGTCTTGAAATTTCAACATATTTATAGCCATTAGTTTTAACAACCAATGGCTATTTTTATTATTAATTGAATATTAAGTTAGAAAAATGTTAGAAAGGAAACCCAAACTTCTTATCAATTTTCTTAATTAATAAATCTAAAAACGCTCCTTCATACATTTCTTTATTATTATTATTAATTAAGGGTCTAATCTCATTAAAATATTCTTTATAAAAATTAGTAAAATCTACAGATTCAATCTTAAAAGAAGTATCATAAGGTGCTGTTTCCGCATCTATCTTATTATTGATCCTAACAATTAAATCTTTTAACTGTTTATGAAATGATAAACTTAATTTCATATTGTTTATGTAAAATTCATTTAATGTATTACTGTTTAAAAAATCATCTATTAATATATTTGCCAACATCGGAAAGTATTTTTCCTCTTCAGTTGTGTCAATAAAGTTTATACTTAATATAAACTTCTCCGCAAAATACTCTAATATCTTAATATTTTGGGATTCAATTATCTTTTCATACTCTCCACTTTCCCCAAGAACAGATTTCCCTACTTCGTTTATCATATCCTTCATTTGTGCAGATATGCTCTTTAATTCAGATACGGAATTAAGAATCTCATTTTCTGATTTTTTATCTTGTAAACTATTTAAATATAAATAAAACATTCCAGCCCACTGATTTGTTAAATAATCAGCTATTTCTTCAAAGCTCTCAAAAGTTTGTATTGCAAAAGGCTTTAGTTCATTAATGAATTCAAATACGTTTGGACTATCAACGTGCGCAAACTTAAATGGTAATAATGTTTGAACCTCATTTGCAGCTGCAATTTCACTATTATAAAGTGTATTTATTAATATTTTATTTTCTTTATATGTTTGAAATTCTGCATATACATTTTTATCAATAAAGATAAAAATAGGTATTCCTTTTTCTTTAGCAGTTTTGAACTCTTTTTTTGTTATCGACATATAAATATTCTCATATTTATTTATAGCTTCTTTTTTATCTTGTCCATTAGCTGGACTGCCATATCTTCCACCTATTATCAAAATCATCATATGGCAAAGCTTTACTTCATTATAACATGATTCATCTAGTTGCACATCGTGCTCATAAGTAACGCTACCATTCTCAAATAAAACAGGTTCAAAGCCATATGTATTTAAAAACCTATCCAGATTTTCTCTAATATATTTCAAATCATAATACGTGGAACTAACAAATACTCTAGGTTTCATTATCTCACCCCTATAGGAATATTATGGTACTTAGAATAGGTTATTCAACAACAATCCATATTTTCCTGCATAATTATGGAAGTAAATAAAAACTACTTGTCATTTACCTTTCTAATTTATCTAAAGTAACATATAACAAGTAGTTGAATACGATATTTAAATTTATATATCCTCAATTATACTTTTTACTTTTCTTACAATATGCACGCAATCAAATTTATAAGGTCTAATAAAGTTTACTCGTTGGCTTCTTCATCCTCGATAACCTTGATAATTTTGATAAGTTGATTAATATCCCTATCTGATAAATTTCTAATTTGCTTAAAAAGCAATTGAAAATTTTCTCTATCTTTTGTTTCTTCCCAGAATTCTAGAAGTTCCTTATCCGTACCAATAGCTTCTGAAATTCTATCGGCTGGGGTACGGAATTCAGTCCTGCCTAATAAATAATCGGTTGACACATTGAAAAAATCAGCAATTAACTTAAGTGTATCCTTATCTGGAAATCTCTTATCTGTTTCATACATAGATAAAGAACCTCTAGTAATATCAAGCTTTTTTGCCAACTCATCTTGAGTCATACCATATTCTTTTCTAAGTTGTGTTAAGCATTCACCAAATGTCATTATAAACACCTCAATAAAATAATATCACAAAATGTATAAAATACGGGACAAGGGGACGGGACAAGGGGACAGGCATATAATGACTACGATCTCGTAAACTGCTATGATGATGGCTTGCCTATTAACCCCAGTAACTATACACATAGATTTGCAAAACTCTTAAAGAGAAATAGTTTACCACATATAAGATTTCATGATTTAAGACATACAAACGCAACATTAATGCTGAAGCAGAATATCCCTGCTAAGGTTGCTTCTGAACGATTAGGACACTCTACTGTAGGCATAACATTAGACCTATACTCTCATGTTTTAAGAGAAATGCAAGAAGAAGCAGCAAAGAAAATTGATAATTTGATATTTGGGGAATAGGAGGTAAAGGGATGGGGTGGACGTCAACTTTTAGTGGCGGGCACCCTTCCTTTCTTAGAATGGAGGTAGAATATTGAAAATTGTTATAAATAATTATCTGATAGAGAAAGTTCTAGATAATAAATATATTGAAGTTAAACCAGAATCATTACAACAAACACCCTACTGGGATATATATTGTGCTATAGAAGCTTTATTATATAAGCATGTTAAAATTTATAATAATGATACAAATGAATACTATGATTATTACCCTTATCGAAAAAGATTCTTAGCAATCTTGGAATCCCTAATTTCATAGTAAATATGGATACAGATTTAAAAATATTACAAGCCACTAAAACAGTATAGATACGCCTCTAAATATTAAACCCATTGCCAAACAAAATTACTATATAAGACTAATTGTAAATAATTTAAATATTATGTCATATATGGTATAATTGTGTAAACTTTATAATAATAACTAATAATTGGGGTGTAACACATGAGAAAAGAAAAACCACAAAAAAAGCAATGGTCCTTTTGGTTCACAAATCTATTACTAATTATTTTTGGTATGATATTTATTTTACTAAGTCAAATACTTACTAACGAATTTTGGAAAGCAAGTTGTAGCAATATCGCATCAGCAATTATAGTTGCCGGAATATTTAGTGTTATTAATGAAAAAATATCAAAGGACAGTTTAATTGAACTAATTTTGGCAAAAATGAAATTAAAACAAGAAATTGACAGTACAGGTATTGAAGAAGTATTTACAGATATATCTAACGTAGATTATAGATATTATTTAAAGACTGCTAAAAAGAGCATCGACATAGTGCATGTATATGGAAGAACCTGGACAACAAATAATATGGATGAAATTGAAGAAAAACTACTAAATACAAATTGTCAAATTAGAGTAATTCTTCTATCACCCCATTCCCCTTTTATAGATGGTTTAGCGAGTTACTATAATATTACTCCCGAAGACTTGGTATCAAAGATTGAAGAAGTTACTGATATGTGGAAGTGTCTGTACGCTAAGAAAATGCAAAGAAAAAAGAGGTCTACACAAAGTAGTTTAACATTATATTATCATAATGGACAACCAGCAAGCGCACTATATCGGATTGATAATAGAATAATCAATGTGCAAAGTAAGTTTTCAGGAGGTAGGTCAAAAAAATTACCTACTCTAGTATGTATAGATACAGAAAGGGCTGACGATTTATACGGAAATTTCTATAAAGAAATACAAGAATTAATTGATATATCAAACGAGGTGAGTCTTGAATAGTATATATAAATAATGAAATTTTGAGGTGAGATTACTATGGAAAATTATAGGGTTTACTATGAAGATATAACTGAAGAAGATTATAATTGGATAATAAGTACCGCTGAAGTAATTGCAGTAGATACAGAGACTACTGGACTAGACCCAATAATTAATGAATTATGTTTGATTCAAATAAAAGCTAACAACAGATTTTTCTTAATAAAATTTGATAAAAATAATAGGTACGTAAATCTGACTAAATTGCTTGTTAATGAAGATATAAAAAAAGTATTTCATCAAGCTATATTTGATGTAAGATTTCTAATGAACAATCTTAATATTAAAAATATAAATAATATCATATGCACTAAAATATCAGCAAAGCTTCTAAATGGAATCCGCGAGAAGAATTCTTTAAAAAACTTAATAGAGAAATATTTAGATATAAAAATAAGTAAAGACCAACAAACTTCAAACTGGAAACAAGAATTATTAACTCCAGAACAATTAGAATATGCTTGTAAAGATGTTGAACATTTAGTAGAACTATGGAGTATGCTTGAGAAAAAACTAATTGAAAATCAATTGATTGATTATGCTAAAAGTTGTTTTCAGTTTATATCAACACAAGCTTATTTAAATAATAATGGAATTAATAATATATATGAATATTAGAAGTAATGTTAGAAAAATGTTAGAAAATCAATCAAAAAAGAGCTTACTAGAAATAGTAGGCTCTTATACATTGCAGTAATATGGCGGAGAGAGAGGGATTCGAACCCTCGGTACCTTTTCAGGTACGACTGATTTCGAGTCAACCCACCGGAATCATACGTGTTTGTAATATCAAGGCTTTAACATTGCAAACCAATACTTTGACTACATTTTTGACTACGCGATATCAAATACCATTTGTACTTTCATTCACTCCGGTACTCCAAACGGTACAAAAGTACAACAATAATATTTTAAGTTTCTCTTATAACACAAGATAAGACATAAAATAATAAGCCTGAGTAGCATACTATAGTACTCAAGCTTATTATTCTATGCAAACATTTAATGTCAGTTATTTTATTTCTTCTTTTGCACCAGGTTCCACTTACAGAACTTATTTTCAAATGTAAGCTTTAAAGTAACAATAATTCCATCTATAACACTCTGACACTTATAAACAAATAACCTTACTGCATTACCATTCATTGTCCCAAAGCCTTTTTTATCTTCTTTTTCTAATATCTTATCTATACTAATAACATGTAACCCTTCAGCATCCTCAAATCTTATTCTAATTGGCTTTGGATTGCCTTTAATATCGAATTCAACTATACATTCAACTGGAATTTGCAAATCAGCCATAGTATCCCTCCACGAACTTTTTAGTATATTATGCCAAACATATGTTCGTTTTAGAAGAACTTTTACTTTTCAAACTCAGCTATATTCAGTTCAATTTTACTTTGCTCATCAATGATACTTCTATATGATAAGATTGCAATACAATCTTCTATAATTGACTTATAGTGATTTTCTAAATTATCTATAAAGCCATATTCCATACTTGCCTTTAGTATGTTCATTTTCACAGTTATTTCAGTATAAAGTTTTATTAGTTGTTTAAAAACATCAAGCAAGTAGCCGTTAAATAAAAATTCAGATTTATATAAAGAATATACATCCAATTTCACTTCATCAAAACTTTTTATTTCATCATGAAGTTTTATTAATAGAGTAACCTTAGTAAGTAATAAACTGTCTTTATTATCAGTATTTTTCAGAAGGTCAATATGTGAAAATATTTTCAGCATATCTTGAAAAATTGCAAACCTTCGATCAAACAAATCAATTTTTATTTGTCTTCGTTGTAAGTTTTCCTGCATGGTAATAGAATTCGTTTCCATATCCATTTGCATTTTTGCAATATTGTTAGTTTGCTTAATTATTCTGTAAGTGAGATATGCACTTAAGATTACCCCAAATGCTTGAATCATTGAATTTATCAGTTCATTGTCGAACTCAACTTCCTTGTAATAGGCTATCTTATAACCAAATAGTATAGGCAATACGACAAATGCAAAGGCTGCTATACTCAATGTAATTACTACTATCTTAGTTTCTTTATTCAATTTTTTTATCTCCTTTTCAAAAATATAACAATAGCTAAAAATATTCTATATCAAATCTCTTATCCCCTTCAACATTCAAAAATTAAAAAAAGGGTGTAGCTTGAAGACTACACCCCATTAAGTTTATCCCAAGTCTTTGGTCCTACAACACCATCAGGTATGAGCCCTTTTGCTTTCTGAAAAGCTTTCACTACTACTTCAGTTTTTGCTCCAAAGTCACCATCTGCAACAAGCTTATGTCCAAACTTATTAAGCAGCTCCTGTAGATCTTTTACAAATCCATTCTTTGTGCCTTTCTTGAGCAATGGATATTCAAACTTCTGACCAACAAGGAATATGAAATACTGTTTACATTGAGTCTCAAATGTTCTGATATCTCCATAAGTACGTTCTTTTGCAGTGCTTGCCGGGTCATGGACAATAACATTGCCATCTTTGAAATCCCATGCCAAAATGTAATGCCCGCCTTTGGTGAACTTCCCAGGCTTCATACTACAAATAACATAGGCACCAGCTTTCAATGCTTCAATGGCCTCCATGGTGCTTCCTGATTGCTTGAATGGCATGCTATATTTCAGCGCAAACTTTCTGAAGAACTCCCATTCAGTGCCGTTATTTGCAGTTCTATCTCCCAAATCGATAGCCAACTTGCACATTTCCACAGGCGTTATCTTTGTGTCCTTTAGAGTGGCCACAATCATAGCTGCACATGTAGGTCCACATCCAGAAGACCCTATTGTTTCATGCTTATCACCATCAATGGTATAAGGTATCTTACCCCATTTCAGGTCTGACTGTTTGTAATAAACAGGCTTTTTATTCATAACTACACCTCCATATAAATAAAGGAGCAGGCGCATGCCTACTCCAGTTTATAGGTATCGTTCAGTATTCCATCATCTATGTAATCACCTAGTTTTGAATATAGATAGCGCACCAGGATTCTGATACTCTTTTCACCTAAAAATATTCGTAATGACAAAGGTAAATATTGAAGAGCTAGCTTAACAACATATTCTTCTTGCTGCTTGCCATTTTTCAGCACCTGATCCTTTGCATATCGCTTTGCTTTAGCTATGCAAGCATACAGCATTCGCTTTGCTCTCTCCCATTCAAACAAGCAAAAGAAAATAGCTCCTATTACTAGAGCTATAATAAATCTCCATTCCCAAAGAATGCTTAATATTTTTTCTAACATTTTACATTACCCCTTTCTTTTCTGTTGGCATATTTTTAAGTCTTTCTACAAGTTCTGTAACCATTCCATTACCCCCAAGTGCGTGGTATTGTGTGTATAATGCTGTAACGTTTTCTAGTGCATAGATAGGGCAAAATCCTTTTTCTTGGTAGTGATTATAAGATTGAATAATTCTGTCTCTTAGCAGGGCTTGTATGCCTAGTTTAATTGCATCCTGCTCTTTAACTTTACTGGATAACCTTCTATATCCAGCAAATAAGCCTGTGCTAATAAGCCCAAATAGTACTTCAATCCAATATCTCAATATCCACTCTTGCATCTTGCACCCCCATTAAATGATGTTCTGACAATAAAAAAAGACCATTTTGGTCTTTGCTTATCATTGATTTATTACGCAATATTGTCCATGTTGTGCCTTATATACCCTCAGTGTGTTCTAGTATATAGTTCTCTACAGCAACCCTATAATCTGGATTTGTTATATCATCAAGCACATAGACATTGCCTGTTTTAGGGTTTATGCCACTATTTAAAATTCTCTCAGCTGCTATTCTTACTACTATCATATTAACCATTATAGAATCCCTCCTTCCAAATTATCTGCCATAAGTAACAATTGATTCTCTAGTTCTGCTATTCTTTCTGCATCAGTTTGTTCATGAGGTATGTCCTCAAATATAGGTTGATGTGGAGTTATTGATACATCAATACTAATCAATTTCTTTGTTGCCATTGTGCCGAAAGGTATCTCTATCCAAGGAATTCCTACAGGGTATTCATGTTGAAGGATAGAGCCCTCTGCTTCTCCAGTTTGCGAAAATATCTTTCCGGTCTGATCGTATATTACGAGATTTCCTCTTTGCATTTAATACTCCCTCCCTATCCGTAAACAAAATATTGTACGGTTGCGCCATTTACCCATTGTAATGTATTAGCACCCGTTTTAACTGTACATTGACCAAATGAAGCCGAAAAGGTGTTGTCGTAAGTTGTACCTGAGCTACTCGCTGTCATTCCGGTATAGTATGTAGCACTTTGTCTGATGCTTATATCAGAGCCACTTATTCCAACATCCCAATAAGAACCATTTTGACATATAAGTATTACTTGTCTTGGAGTAAAGTCAAAGCCAGACAATGTCTTGGTTAATCCAGTAACCGTAAATGTACCAGAGGCATATTTTTTCATATTTGTACCATCTATAAGAGCGCCTACCAATCCAAATATGTTTATACCGCTTTTTATATTTGCTGCCACAAAATCAACATCGTATGCATAAACAGTATCGTCAACACCATCATAATAACCATCTGGAGGTCTTAATTTTATTGTTCCTGCTGTTGCAACATCAATCGCTAAAGCTCCACTGTTGCCACTTCTATTTGGCATAGTCCCCTGTAGTCCAAATATATTTTTCGTATTAGGGAAGTTTGCCGCTATGAAGTTGGGGTCGTCCCTATATATCCAAGCAGTGCCACTTTCATCATAGTATCCATACCCCGGCTGCATGTAAAGTCTACCTACAGAGCTATTACCGTCATAGGCTACGGCTCCTGAATATGCTGTAGATTTGTTAGGCATTGTGCCAACTATATCTCCTGCGTCCACACTTGCTGTTTTACCAGAGAGAAGGTTGGACGCAACTGCATTACCAGAGCCACCCTCACCCTGTGATATAAAATTTATACCATCATACCTCAATGTATAGACTCCGTTGAGTCTTAATTTACCTGCTGTCATGGCATTGCCCTTACTATCAAGTATAGATTTTGCACCTAAACCGTTTATATTTATTGTTGAGGCTCCAGTATTGGCAGCGTGAATCTTTGCAGTTACCCCTACACCTGCTGCATATGAAGTAAGTGCAGGATTCAATGTTAACGTATAGGTATTAGCAGAACCTGCTGTAGTACCATAACCAGGTTGTCGCACATAATCAGCCTTATGTGCAGTAACTTCATCTGCAACCTCTTTAACAGTTTTTGTGTTGCCTGCTCCTGCTAGTGCATTAACTTTAGTTTGAGCCCCTGCTGGAGTCTCTTTTGCAGCTACAGCTGTATCAATCTTATCCATGTTTTCATTTATCACAGCTATATCAGCCGTTTCATTATCAAGTGGTTTTTTGAGCTGAAGATTTGTTGTTAAATCCGACATATTAAATCACCTCTCTTGTTTTCAATTCGCCCCATGTACCGCTCTTAATAGCACCCCAGGTTGCCGCCTTTACTTCTGACCAGGTTGTATGTGTAAATTCATATTCAACCGCTAAGTGTGCCGGTTTGATTAGTTCAATAGCTGCTTTCAGATCATCCAGGTTTGCCGGTATGCCCTTTGTGCCAACAAACTTGACTGTGAAACTGTATGCCGGGTTATTTTCAATGATCGCAACTTCAGCATTGGCAAAGCTTTCGGAAACGTTCTCAATCAGTTTTATTGTTACTGTGCCGCTTCCCCTTAACTTGCCTTTGACCTTTGATCTTCTGAATTCCGGATCATAATTGTTCATCACTTCAAGGCCAAGTTCTTTTTCCCATCTTTCCAAGGTAAAATCAGCCGTATCATTAAAAAATTGATTCAATAGATTGTCCAGCTTTTGATTAAATGAATTAAGCTCAATTGCGTTTGCATTATTTAGATTGTCTATCACATTTGAGGTCTTGTAATACCCAGGCATGTACGAAAATAGCGTTTGTTTATCCAACGATTACACCTCCAAGCACAGCCACTTCAGTTTCAAGAAGTGTAATGTTTGCAGTGCCATTGTTTACAAGTAAACCGCTATAATCAATTACACCATCAGTGTTATAAATCACATTGCCTATACTTGCATACGAAACGTAACTATTCACAAAGGCAATTTCTTTCAAGTAACTTGTGATGTTATTTGTCATCGCTGTTGTCACCTGTCCAACAGTATAATTATTGGTATCAATATTTAGGGCAACATTCACATTGATCACTATTTCTGTTGCTGATACAACTGAAACTGTTGCACCAATCGGCCTGTTGTCGTTGATGTATTCAGTCACATCATCAATCAATGCCTGATCTGCCGCCCTTTTATTGCTGTTTATAATGACCACTTTCACTGTGCCAGCACCATTTGCCAACGGAAACACCTTCGCATCACCAACTCCAGTGACTTCTTTTGACCAATTTTTATAATGATATTTATTTCCGGATGTGGCCGGTGTTCTAATCTTGTCATAATATCTTTGTCGCAGAGATTCATCAGATTCAGCATCATAACCATCTTTAAAAGGTTGCGGATTTGTCACTGTTTGCAAACCTTCAAGTGTCTTAGGAAAATATTTTATCCTAGCAGCTGGTACATTTCCTATTGATCCAAACTCGACACACTCAACCATTACATTGACTGATCCACCGACTTGAATCACTTTATCTTCAGCAAATATAAAACTTGCTGTGTCACTTGAAACCATTTCACCTTTCACAACCGGTGATCCAACAATACCGGTAATCGCGACCGATCCAGTTGCTTTTGTGGCCGGTTTTCTCACAATGCCTTGTTCACTGCATTTTCTCTCTAAATCAGCGCCGGTTGCAGTGTCAGCAAACCCCTTGTTCAGTATAGCATCAGCCTTGGCATCAAGCTTCTCCAATTCGATTGCAACCGGCATTGTGGCATCATAAAAAAATGATCCAATAGTTTTATCATATATGTTTGATATATATGATAGCATCCGGTTCAAAATCGTGTCCTTTGTTTCGGCCATTACAATTTCACCTCCTGTTGAATGGTTCCATAAATTGTGTTGATGTCAAAATCAATGATCATGGCTCTCCTATCCCTTATAAATACCATATTGTCAATACTGATGATTTCCGGATGTGTTAACAGAAATCTTGTGATTTCCCTCTGCAGCTCTGCCTTTTTAAAAACTTCCGGATAATCCCCATTGATAAAATCAAGCATGGTGATTCCATATTCATCTTCAACACCGGTTTCATAAATCTTGAATTTGAATTTTTCGGTTCTCATGCCCTTCTCGATCCATACCTTCAAAGCTGCATATCCTTCAACAACTTTGACTTTTCCATCTAAAACAGCAAAATCACCAGTTTCAAAATCAAATAAAAATGATTTTCCTGGTGATTCGGTTGATTCTTGTACATTGCTTTGCAATTGTGGTGAAAATTGTGGAAACATTACAACACCACCTTATCAATTATAAAAAATGTTTGACCATCCTCAATAGGCAAACACAACACTTGATCCCCAACCTTCAGCACTTCTTTCAATGTGATCTCACCAGCATTTGTTGTTGTGTTGATCTTAATATCTGCTTTTCTGATGATGTTTTCTTTCAAGCCGCTGCACACATAACACTGATCATCTGATAGAATGGCCTTGCCGCCAAATATAGAAATTTCCAGCGGAGATATATTGATCACATCCCCAAGCAAAGCACCATAAGATTTGTTGCCCTTATTCATTAATAACTTGGCCAACTCAACATCATATCTCATTGTCACCACTCCAAACCTATTGACACAAAATGCTTGTTATTTGCCAAGCTGTGACTTGCTGATTTGATTTTGTACCAGCCTTTTAATTTTGTGCCGACATTTATTTCGATCAATCTGTTTGCCCTTATCAGTTCGGCATCCCTCAAGCCAAGGACATTAAAACTTGTATCTTTGAATATTTTATTTCTTGCTTTCAACAAATTGTTTGCAATGTTCTTGGCCTGTGCAATATCCTTTTTATCCACCGATTCAATGTCTTGCAACAAACCATATGTATTTTGTCCGGTCTTGTCCTCTGCAACAGCTTGGATTAATGAATTGCTTTCTTCATTGCTGACAATGATTATTTTATTCCGCATATCTTCAATACTGCTGCTGATGACTATATCCTTTGGAATCAATATCTTTGGTGTGATCTTCATATCTGACAACTTGGATATTTTCAAAGTATCTACATTCATTTCCTTAAAGTATTTGATTCTTTGATCCGCTTCAGCCTGGGATAACATATCATCAATTATACTGGCAATGCTTTCGTCTTTGTAAATCTTCTTGATCTTTGTCGGTATATTCACAACACTACATGGAATCTTATATTCATTCAACAGTGATGTGATCGCATTGCTGATGTTTGTGTTGAATTGCTTGATGACTTCATTTTTCAAGTAAAAGCTGAAATCAAAGCACACATAACTATATGAAAATTTCTTTTCCTCTTTGTTGACAACAATCCCTCTGATGTACTCTTTGCTATTAAAAACAAAGCTAATAACATCACCCTCTGAAACATCATAGAGGCTGTCAAAACTCAATTGTTGTCCAAGTGTGTCCGTATCACTTGACCAGGATAAATTATTTGATTTTGGAAGGATGTCAATGCCATTCACAAGTAACTTATGCATTGTAATCCCTCCATTGCTTCAGTGATAGTGAATATTGATAATCACCAACTTTGTTATCGTACCATTCAAAATTCTCAACAGAAAAAGTGTCATTGATGTTGAATGTTCCATCACCTCTGACAATCACTACTCTGATCGGCTTTATATTGATCATTGCGGTATTCAGCAAAGCAATATATGCATCCGGATTGATGTTTTTCACCCTCTGAAAATAATAGTTCCGGCCTTTTGCTGGTAAATAGCTTTCAAGTGTAAATTCCATCAAGCCAACATCACCGATTATGTTATATTTGCCATCTGAATATGTGTCAAATTCTTCATTGCTGCTGCTTTTTTTAAATGGCGGCATTTCAGCCGGTATGATAGGCAATTGCAGCACTGTTTTTCTTTCCATATCACTTATATAAATATCATATTTCATTGCTGCACCTCCTTACATATTCGCCATTGCTAATTTAACTTTCCCCACTATAATTTCACCAAGTTCATCAGCAAAGGCATCATTGCCAATGACATTTCCACTGATGTTCACATTTACTGTAAAACCGCCACCGCTGATCATCTTTTGTGATTTGTCTGCTGGTATCACTTTACTTCCATTTGGTAGATCAACGATTTCACCGCCTTTTTCATTGATTCTGGCTATTCCACCGGTGAAATATTGTGTTCCTAGTGCAAACGAAGGTATTTGTGGTATTACGAAATTTGCAGCCCATCCAAAACCAGGCACAGTTGACAGCTTTTCCGGAATCCAACTTAGTTTGCTAGTAAATTTATTGATACCACCAATGATGAAATTAATAAATCCTCTAAATCCTTCTTTTACACCGGAGAATATTCCGGAGAAAAATTGACCTATTGGTGCAAATGCCGCTTTCACACCTTCCCACAATGCAAATGCTTTTACTTTGATCACATCCCAATTTTTATACAATAGCACACCAAGGCCAATCAACACACCAATAGCAATCGCCACCCAAGTCAAAGGATTTGCCAACATAGATGCATTTAACAACCATTGCACGATTGTCATTGTTTGAGTAATCTTTTTATATGCTGCCATTGCTGCTGTAATTTTAGTGATTATTTGAAAAGCCATGAATGTTCCTAAAAGTCCGCTTGCCACCGGAATCAACCAATCCATACTTTCACGAATCGCATTGACTGCATTAGCCATCTTGCCGAACACATCTCTTGCAATTGGTTCAACCTTTGGAATCTGCACCAATAAGAAATCAGAAAATTTTTGCATGTATGGCAGCAATGCATTTGAAAGCTTTGTGCCAAGTGCCGCAAATGAATCTTTAATATCTGCAAGTGTGTCACCGAATACAACATTTGCTTTGACTGCATCTTCAGAAACAACCAGTCCTAATTGTCTTGATCGGTCTGTTAATGCCTTTATACCAGCACTGCCTTGATTGATCAACGGAATCATTTCTTGCCAACTACCGCCAAACAGCTTTTGACCAAGTATATTTCTTTGTGTTTGATCTTTCATATCAGCAAGCTTTGCAATGCTCTCATTAAAAAGATCAGTAGATGATCTCATGTGGCCATTACTATCTTTCACATTGATCTTTAGCTTATTAAATGCAGATGCAATTTTTTTACTTCCTTCACCGGCTTTACCCATGTTTTTTGTTAGATTTGACATACCATCTTCAATTGACTGAAATTCCACACCGGTTTGACCTGCAGCATATTTTAATTCTTGCAATCGTTCTCTAGTGATGCCGGTTCTCTCACTCATTTTATCAATGGCATCCATGCTTTCAGCGGTTTTATTGACCAATGCCATCATACCAGCACCGGCAGCAATTGCGGTTGCACCTATGGCCATAAATCCTTTTGATGTGATCTCTCTCATTCGCTTGGCCTGGTTTTCAGCTTGTTTCAGGTGCCTTTGAAATTTCTTTGTGTTGCTTCCGGTCTTTTCTATGGTCTTACTGAAATTATCCTTTAGATTCAAAATGGTGTTTATGGTCTTGCTTGCCAAATTATTTCCCTCCTTCCCCAAATAATGATTTGTATCTTTCAGCTTCTTCTTTATAAAATTTATCCCTTGCATGATGCATAAATTGCTTTTCAAAGTAACTTAATCCAGCAAGATAATCCAGGTTGTTACCTCTAACCACATAAAAAGCAAACATATTGAAATCTGCATCATGCTCTATTAGTTTTTTATTTTTTCAACCTTGCTGCCAATGTCCGTCATATCCATTAACTGATCACCTAATTCCAAAACATCAGCAAGATCAAATATCGCATTGACCGCATCAAATGGATCTTTAATTTCAAGTTCTTTGTGCAATTCAGTATCTTGCAGCATAGAACAAGTATGGTATATTAACTTTTTATATGCTTCAGCAATTTTCCTTGCATCTTTGCCATCACCTATTTCATCCATAACATCAAGGATTTGATCATCTGTCGGCCTTTTGAATGTCATGGTTTTACCCATAGATCTTATAGTTAAATCCTTATAGACTGTTAGACTTGCTTCCTTTTGAAGCTTCTTTGCAATCAAGTCTTTGAATGTGGCCTTTTGTTCAGTTTTTTTCAATTGTTACACCTCCATTTTGTTTGAAAAAGAAAAAGCACACAATGATGTGTGCTTATCTCTAAATAGTTTCTAATACTTCATAATCACTGAATTTCAATGGAATTTCTTCATCTACCAATGTTTTTGCTTCATACTTAGCAAGGAAAAATTCAGTGAATACAACACCTGTGACCGCCGTTCTTTCAGATTTTCCGGCTGCTTTGTCAGTTAGCTTGGAAATGATTTTGATTTCCGGCATATTACCGGTTTTAAAGCCATCAGCGACCAGCTTTATCACTGTGCTGTCAACCTTTGCAAACTTCACATTCCCTTCACCATTCCAGCCGGTATATTTGTTGTATGTAGCATTGTCACCGCAGAAATTTTGTTCTTCAAAACTACCGGTGACTTTTAATTCAATGCCCTTCAAGGTAGCCAATAGCATCCCATTAATCCAGGCATTTCCGGATGATCCTGTTAATACTTTATTTTGATCCATGTTTCCACCTCCTAGAATAACGAAATGTTGAATTTAAGGTTTTCCAATGCACCAAGAATCTTTATATCACCGGCCAAAAACATTGTTCTCTTAAATGCATTGTTCTTCACTTGTGCATCCTCCCAAGTCTCCGCTTCAGTCTTCCCAACACCTATCCAGGCAGCTCTTTGAGCTTCAACATTCACATCAGCCTTATTGGGATAGTTTTCATCCAGGATATTATCATCTTTGGCCAATTGTTTGAAATATGTGTTAACGCCGGATATGAATAACACCTGGTTGTCGTATTTGTTCTTGTAGTTTCCAAGGTATTCATTTTGGAATACTGCGGATATATCATCATTGATCATATCGATAGCTTCAACAGTATCAATAAACTTCATATCTTCAGTTTTAGTGATGCCATCTGTTGTTGTCATAGAATTGATGCCAAGTGCAATTTTTACAGTGTCAACATCATTGATCAGAATTAACTTTCCACTTCCAACAGCCGCTTCATTATCGGCCATTTCAACAACTCTTTTAAGGTTCTTGCACTTGAAGTATGTTGCACCTCTCTTGATATTGCAACTTGCCAAAATACCAATCAAGCTTGGACAATACTTTTCGCCTGTCTCTGATCCTCTAGCATCCACAAATTCAACTGTATCATTGTAAAAGTTTGCAATGTGCATTGAATCCGGTGCAGCAACTTTATATGTGACCGCTTTATATGATTTTCTTGCAGCTTCTTTTGTCTTGATCCAACTTGCTAATGAATCATAATCACCGGTTGTGCCATCAGCAATTGTGATCCATCCAGTTTTGATGTTTCCTTCAATGGTTGCAAGTGCATCACTAATTGCACCGGTTGTGCCGATTCTAACAACAGCAACTCTGTATGGTGCAAAATCAAATATATCTTTGATATATTGATAATTTGTTGCAGTAAACAATGCCTTGTCTGCTTCAGCACCAATGATGCTGTTGTATAGCTTAAATGCGAAAGATGTGTTGGTATCATCCTTGATTATAAGAATCGCAATACCTCTTGCACTTCTTGCAATCAGTGTTCCGGCCAATTGTTTAAAAATAATTTCTATACTTGGCAATGTAATCATTTGATCACCCCTTCAAATTCTAATTCTTCCATAAGTTCAATTGGTTCGCCTAAATCATTGATTGTCTGATCCGGCCACAACTCAACAGAATACATGTCAAAGCTGCATATTAAAACAGTGTCAGAAACCTCACATTCAACATTTTCAATCGGTACAAAGAAACCTGGTTTCACATAGATTCCACTCAACAATGCATTGGATAATATGTCTCTCATTTTGGTGTTGTCCAGCTTGTATTTGTCCTTGTCTTTTGCAAAGAAATATACTCTGCATACAAGATTCTTTTCCTTGCAATTAGCATTAAAATTGCTGTCTGTGGTGTTGTCTATCTCCACCTTCAAACTTGGTCTAACGATCGGTTCAGACACATCCTCTGCAACTATTGGCACACTTTTGAACTCTGTTGTTTTTAATGAATCTTTTATTTTAATATCAATTGCTTTGTTGATCTCAATAAGTGTCACCATGTGTTGACCTCCTAAAGTCCTTTTTCAACAATGACATCCACAAAATCTTGCACATCAGAATGATATTGTTCTTCAAACTCTTTTGCAGCTGCTTCAAAGAAATGGCTGCCTTTGACAAATCCAATTTCTTTGCCATCCTCAGTGACTTGTCTGTGACCATGTTCCAGCAAGTGCATATGATATGCCGGTTTCCCTCCATAGACTCTGATACTTTGTCCGCCATTGCCTTTGTATATATAGACTTTGCCGACCTTGATGCCTTTGAACAAGTTTCCTTGGCCTTTTTTCACTGATTGCTTTGCTTTTTGCAATGTCAGCTTTCTAAGCTTCCCACCTTCAGTCTTGAGAAATTTTTTTGATTCTTTTGGCATTTTTTCATTGGCCAACATGATCATTTTCTTTTCATAGTTTGTTAATTCTGTGATGTCAAAACCATCTTTCATTATTCAATCACATCCTCACAAAACAGCTCTAGGCTTTCATTTTTAAAATATGGGTTGAGGATATAGCTTATATTGAATCGCTTGCCTTTGAATTTGATGTACATATCCTGAGTGATATCTTTTCCTGACTCATACCTGACGATGATTTTATGAGTCACCTTGGATAAGATACTGTTGCCCTGTTGTTTCTGCAAGCTTCCTGTCTGTGGTATTATAGCTGCCCAAATGGTCTTTAGCTTCTCATATCTATAATCAGTTTCCATTAGTTCGTTTTCGAACTCTACTTTTCCCCATACCTCGATTCTATTTCTTAACTCTGCCGGGTTCATCTTACATCACCACTTTCTTAAGGCAAAGCCTTTGCTTGAAGTTGAGTCAGCAAATTAACGAGTCCATAATGAAGATTATCTTCCTTGCCTATCATAGCCGGGTTTTCAAACCATTGAACCAGAAGCATGGATGCCGCCATTTTAGCGATAGGATCAATAGGGTCAACGCTAAAGTCTTTGCCTGTACCGGTTTTGATGAATTCATCAATCGCCGGTAATATAATGTTTAGTTGAGGACAATCGCTAACCGACTCAATCCTGAGTATGTCCGCCGCCTCTTGTGATGTTAAAATAGTCATGTCTATTCACCTTCTTTGGTGCCGTCTCCAGTGCTTGTTTGCTTTTTTTCTTCTATGTCCAGTTTGAACTTACGCAGTTCTTCAAGCTCTTCGTCAGCATCTTGCTTAAACTTGCGCAACTCTTCAAGCTCTGCAAGAATCTCTTCAGGTACCTTTGAATCATCTTCAGAGTCTTTTTCCAGCTCTACTGAGTATGGAATCAATACGATCTTAATCCCTGTTGCTTCTTGCTCGAGCTTTAATTTATTGCTGATCATCTCATGTTCTGCCTCTGTCAAAGGACGTTTGGCTTGAACAACTATAATATCTGTTAACTCTTTAACAGTTTCAATAATCTCTTTTTCTTTACGCTTACTCAATTTCTACACCTCCAAATAAATTAAAGAGGGCCGAAGCCCTCATGGTTATTAAGTTGCTGAATATCCCCAATAGGTGAATGTAGTCTTTGCAAACATAGGAGTTCCACCGCTGTACACTTTACCTCTCCACATCGTTTCATCCTTTGCAAAGCCAGCTTCACTTGAAGTATCAATTTGAATTTCTTGGGACTCGTTGACGATGTACTGCTTTATATCACCAAAGAGGATGTCGTCTACAACCATTGCATTTGTGAATATTACTGGGTGTCCATCCAGGAAGAATTGTGTCTTGCCGTTACCTGTTACTACCGGAACATTTGTTGTTATTGGAAGACCTGCATCATCCTTCATCTTTCTGAATCTATTGAAGAATGTCTTTCTTCTCATGATAAATATGCCATCGTCACCATATGGGCTGTCAACGTCTGCTTCAATATCCATCAGGGTATCCCAGTCCATTTCTGAATACTCTTGCTTTTCAGTTGGGTTTGCTGTAATTGCTGGAAGTATACCCGCAAATGAAGCTCCGTCGCCGTTGATTACTGCATTATCAAGGTAAGTACCGATATATTTACCCATCTCAGCTGCAAGATATTGTTCCAGAGCTGGAATGCTGTTCTTAAGCAGCAGGTTCTTTACAGTGATTGTAGCAACAACAGCTGCCTGTCCTATCTTCGCTTCAGTGAATGTGAAGTTTAATTCTGCCACTCCTGATCCGTTTACTGTAGGGGCTCCTGCTGTACCAATTGGAAGGGTAACATCGCCAGTAAAGCCGTACTTTGTAATTGCTGCATATACTTGTCCATACTTTGCGATAATGGATGCTATCTGGTTTAATGTAGTTGTAGGTACGAGATAAGCTGCACCACTTTGAACGCTACCGCCATTCATATCTGTAATTGCACGCTTACCCATTTCCATGATCTGCATGTCATCTTGGGCTATACTCTTGTTTATAAAGCTTCTGTAGAACGCATCTCTATATTGATCACTAGTTCTGAAATTCTCTTGTGTAAGCTCATTGATTTTCATATTGGACATTCCTCCTCTATATTGTGGTTCAGGCGCAGCATCAATGTTTACTTTCAGCGCATCGATGTCTTGATTCATCTTTCTCAGCTGCTCTGTCTTTTCTGTAATTTCCTTTGCTGCCATTCCATCCCTTTTGTTCTTGATTTCTTCTTTCAGTGCATTTCTTTGTTGTTCTAACTCAGAAAGCTCCCTCTTGAATTCTGCTATTTCTTTTTGTGAATGCATACTATCCCTCCAATTCTAAATTCAATAAAGCATTTGCTTTTTCAAGTTCATCCTGTTCTTTCACTTCCTCTTCTACAACCGTTTCAAGACTTCTTTGTTCTTCCTGCGCCACAACCACTGCCTGAGGATAAGCTGGGAATGGCAATAATGAAACCTCGTAAATTTCATTGATCTTTACGATGGTATCGATCTTGTTTTCATAATCTGAAGCAATCATGGTCTTACTGTCAAACCAGAATGACATCCCATCCATAATTTCTTTTTCTACTCTGTCATAGGCATAATCATCAATCCAGGTGTTCCCAAGGATAATTTCAATGAATAAGCCTATCTTATCAACTGTCAGTGTCATGTTCTTACCAGCCTTGCCTAAGACCCAAGTTGAGTCATGATTTATCAAGCCATAGGTTCCGGCGAGCTTTGTCTCTGTCAGTGCAGTTTTATCAATTTTTTCTTTCCATACACTGCCAAGCCAAGGAGTGCCCAACATGTCAAACAATAACGCATAGCCTCTTATCTTTCTAACCATTGCCCCATCAACCTCTTCAGTAACTGCTCTGAAGTTGTGCTCTGGCGACTCGAATCTTATCGATCTTCTATTCAGATCCGGCACTGTTTGCTTTTCCCTCTGCATATTTCTCTACACCTCCTTCAACTATATAACTGCCTGCTTGAAGTACTTGAAAGTTTTTATTTTCCAGGAACTTGTCCAGCTCTGGCGGTCCTTTTGGAATTCTAAGCCGTTTTCTAATCTCATTACGATTCATGATCGTGCCATAGACCATTTCCTTGTAAAAAGACGTCTTTGCTGACAATGTGCTTATCTCCAAATCAATTAATTCTGCCTGTATCATATTGTTATGTGATATCTCTTTGCTGCTGAAAAGCTTATATGTCAGCTCTTCTTCTATCTGATAAACAGGCGGTTTAATTGAACCATCGATAAACTGCTCATATTGAAGTTCATTAGCAGTTCCATTAATAATTTCATAACTTACACCAAAGTAGTTATATAGTTTTCTTGTAATGTCATCTAAAAGCTTTATATCCAACGGATTGATTTTCATATCCAAGTTATGAACTTCATACTCAGCACCAATCATTCCGAAGCCAGTTGTGTTTTCTGCATTTAAGAACAGATCCTTGAATTCCTCCAATTTTTTCTTCATGTCAGCGCCTTTTAGTTGCGATTTTACTTGGAGTAATGCTGCAATCCTTCCTGATGTTTCACTGTCCTTTACAGCCTGAGCTTGCATCGTGTTAACAATCTGCACGTAATTTCCAGTTGCTTGTTGTTTGGCGCCGCCTTTAGTGGTCGGAAAGCGCTGCAAATGGATAATATCGTCATAGTAAAATGGATAGGTTTTATCAGCGATAAAAACTATGATCAGCTTACCGTTCTCATCCTGAGTGAACTCGAAATTGTTGCCGAATGGTAATGGGTACAATGCTTTAAGATTCCCTTTATCGTCCCAGTCCGGCATAATAAAACTGTTGTTTGTAAGTAATAGCTTTGTAATCACATGTGTCCAGAACACCTGCGGACCTTGGTAAGGGTTTGTTCTTACCTTTAATACATAAGTGTAGCTGTCATTGACCATCTCTATATTCCCCTCGGTGTCTGCTCGAATGTGATAGAATGGAATACTGCCGACCTTCTCGGCTATAAAATTGATTGCTGTCCTTACTTCAGGAATATTATAAATGTCCTTCCCCAGGCTTATTAGTGGTGTGCCCTGGTTCAATAGATTGACCAGCTTGGTAGCTGTAAGTTTATCTTTCTTGAAGTAATCAGCCACATACTGAATGAATCCCACTTTCTCGCCACCTTTCTAAGATTGATATTCCTCAAACATATCCTTTGTTTTTTGGTATGCTATATAGGCCATTAAAAAAGACACATATCCGTCGATACGTGCCTTGCTTTTTGACTTGTCAGGTTGAATATTGTTGTTTCTGTCTATGAGTGCTGCTGTATTGGTTGTACACCATCGGAACAGACCATTATGCCTGCTAAACTGTATAATCTGATCTTCAAACAATGATTTGGTTTCCTTCATCGGCTGCGAAAGGCTCTTTGCCCCCATTGCTACAGGGAAAACCACTCCGCGGCCTTCTTTATCTTCCCTTGGAAAACCGTTCGCTTCCATTTCGTCTGCAAAATCCTCAAAATGCCATCGGTCTGCTCCTATCTTCCAAAATGTAACACCGTACTTTTCAGCTAAATCAACATACCATTGAACTACATCTTTTCTGTTTACCATGCTGCCATCACAAATTTGCAATAGCTCATTATTAAGGCCATCGCTTGCCCCTGTGTTTACAAAACTTTCATAAGCCATCTTATCAGCCTTACTATTTTGCTCAATTCGGGACCGTGCTATAAAATACTTCTGGAATAGATACAGTTTTCCATTGTGTGGAACTAAGGCAGATGAAGTACATAAGTCTGTAGTTTCGGCCAAGTCTGAACCGCCTACAGCATACATGTTTCTTATCATGTCCTCCGACATATCAATAGTGCATTTATCAACTACAGATAAATCAAAGTATACTACGCTTGCTGAGCTTGCTCGATTAAGGTGCTTACATAAGAAAGAAGGCAACTGTGCAGGATCTTCCAAGGCCTTCTGAAATTCACCTTCCAGATAACTCATTGTAGGTCTAGCCTCTATTAGTCCTGGATTAGCTTTTACCCAACACTTCCTATCTTCTGGTTTATCATTATCATCAATCCTGAATATAACCGGCAATAGTCTTTCCTGACTCTTGCCTTTCAGTTTGTTCTGGCATCTTTCAAGGATGCTGTCAAAAATTCCTTCACGGTTAAAACCAAAGGTACTTATGATGAATATAAGTGGTTGTGTCCTGGCTCCCATCGCAGATGAGAATACATCATATGTGTTTCTGTCCTTGATTGCGTGGAGCTCGTCAATAACTACACAATGAGGATTCAATCCGTCTTGTGCATTACTGTTCTTGCTGCCTGCCTTCATGTAGCTATTTCCGGCTGGAAATAAGAATATCTCAGAATTGTCCTTATCTCTCCTGGTCTTTACATGCGGCCTTAAAGCTTCACTTCCAAGTGCAAAATTCTTAGCTGCCTCATAAACTATGCTTGCCTGTTGCTTTTGAGTAGCAAGGCACCATACCTGAGCAGCAGGCTCTCTATCACACATCAGCATAAAATCGGCAATAGCAGATACGAAGGTTGATTTCCCCCATTTCCTACTCACAAATAAAGCAAGCTCCTTGAAGTATCTAATGTCCATTTTTAATTCAGTATCAAATATCTTAAAGCCGAATACACAAGCTGCAATATATCTCTGTTCTATACTAAGTATTAGGGGCTGCCCTGCCCATCTTCCTTCTCGGTGTTTTACAAGCTTGCAGAAATCAACAAAAGCTTCAACATCAGTGTCATCATAAAACACATCTCTGCTCCTTAGGAGCTTTTCAATCATCTTCTTGAGAAGCTTTATATCCTTGCCATGATTCTGAGGTTCTGCTTCTACATAGTCATGCCAATCTTTAATATATTGAGGTACATTAAACAGCTTTTTTGTCATTCTTCTCACGACCAATTATTTTTGCGAGAGGATCATCCTTCTTTGGGGGCAATGGCTCTTCCTTGGGCACAAGATCGGTAAGCTGCTTCATAATACCCATATGGTTTTTGATCATGGCATTATATATCTCAACCTCTGGTGATTTCTTAGTACCCCATTGGAATTCTCCATTTTGATATTCTGAAACAGCACCCTCACTATTTATGGTATCTTGCAAGTCCTCTAGAGTTATTGTCATGAAGGCTGCATTCTTGATGAGTGAAGCAACCTTATCTTTAGTGTTCTTTGGCATGTCCTTGAATAACCGGTTAAGCTTCTGAATCTCTTTCTTAATTCTTTCTTCTTTAGTCAATTCTTTTGAATTCTGATTATCTCCGCTCAACTTTTCAACCTCCCTCTACCACACCCCCTATGCAAACAACCCTCGAGTGAAATGAAATCTTCCCTCTACGGTGTTCGTTGTGCCCCAATGTTTTTAGCTTATGGGGGGGTTATGAAATTTTGTAAACCTATGCTTCTATCATGTTTATGGTTATGGCAATCGGTGCATAATAGTTGTAGATTATCTGGATTATATGCTATTTCCCATTTATCCTTGTTCTCTTCTGTCAACTCTATCACATGGTCTACCTCTATCCCCCGCTTCATTTCCTTAGGATAGCATTTTTCACATAGACCGTTTGCCCTCCGGATAACAGTTTTTCTTACTTTCTTCCAAGCTTTCTTTCGATATACTTCTGGAAACCTAGCCATAAACTCAATCACTCTTTTTCTAGTCTATTTTTGTTTACTTAATTTACATTGTGTATACTGTGGATTATTTTATATAGCCTTTCTGTTTACTTTGTTATAAGCATGTTTCTAAAATCACAGTTTACATATGCTCATTATGTATTTGAGGCCTAAAAAATTTTGAAGTTTTCAACCAATTTGTCTATAGAATCCTGCTCAATTCCTATATATCTTAGAGTGTGCATTGGAGTTGAATGATTGAAAATCTTCTGCAAAGTTGCAATATCTTTTGTCTGTAAATAAAAATGATACCCAAACGTCTTTCTTAACGTGTGAGTACCTATATTATGAAGCTTAAAGATATCCGCGGCATCTCTTAATATTCTGTATGCCCATTGCCTTGTTATTGGTTTGTATGGGTTGTCATCGTGTGGTATTAACATTTCATCTGGATCTTTATCAGCACAATATTCCTTAAGCTCTTTTTTAAGTATTGGATTAATCCTGAATATCTTCTGTTTTTTAGTTTTCTTTTCTCTAATATTTATATTGTCTCTATTCTTAACATCGGAGACTCTGAGCTTCAATATGTCTGATATTCTGAGTCCGGCATAAATACCAGTCATAAACATTATATAGTCTCTCTCATTTTGCGATCTAAGATATGCAGCTATCGATCTGACTAAGTCTTTATCTCTAATAGGCTCCACAAAGTTCATATCAACTCACCTCTATATCTTAATACAGTTAGGCATCATACAAAAATACTTATACCCATGCCATGTACCACACCAACAGCCATCGCACTTATGTTTAGTTTGTTGAGGTAAATTTTTGTTTTCTTTTGGTTTGCTATTTACCTTTATATGCTTTTTACTCATAGCATTTCCTCCAAATAATAAAGCCCGGTATACTATACCCGAGCTACAGAATATCTATTTGCTTCCTCGCACTTTTCTATCTATAGAATATTATAAATTGTCAATATTGTAACTTCACAAAAACTGCACTCATTCAACTTTATTCCTGCTGCTTACCTTTTCCACATAACTAAGAGAATACTTTAATTCATCTGCTATTTCTTGCAGAGACTTCCCTTCAATATCTCTCAAATAACAAACTTTATAATCCACACCCTCAAGCTTTTTGAGATGTTCTTCGGTCAACTTCTTAGTCTTTGTAAGATTCTCTATGATACATTCTTCTAGATATTTCATTGACTCAAATCTATGTAAACTATCCAATATCCGATCCAGTGACATATGATTACCGTTCCCACTTGGTAAACCATCATAAGAAAATGATGTTATATCCTTTGGTGCATTTGAGTGTATCAACTTTCTATAGTATTCAATATTCTCTATTGTAGTCTCTAGTATATTTTCGTGAATCTCCAATTCTGTACATATATTCTTATAGCTACTAATACAATTCATCTTCCCATCTCCCTCCTCAAAAAAACAGACACCATCCCTTAAGGATAGTGCCTCCGCTCTTCGGTCAGCTCTATTTCAGCTTATCTTTTTCACTAAACTCTGTTTTAGAAATTAGTTCCCCATTTACATGCTTTACTGTTATTTCAAAGTAGTCCAGCTTCTCCAACTTTTCAACACAATCGACTAATTCACTTACCTTAGATACTATTTGTTTTTTTATCATACTTTTATCTTGTCGCAAATTATACCCTCCTCACTCCCTCCAATGTTGTTCCCAACAGTCCTCACACTCAGCATTTTCACAATTATTTATATCAAAATGCCTGTCCACTGCTTCTGGTCCAAACATTGTTATAGGACAGCAACTCTCCATAATTGACTTCTCATCACCATCTGTGATGTTCATTGCTTTATCAATTAGCCTCATGCATATTCCTCCTTAAATAGATTCAGTCTCAAAACTTACTCCAATGTTATTTTCATCAGTCTTTTTATTCAATCTCAGCTCGGCAATTTTATCTTCCTTAAATCCAAGGCATATATTGACTAACCCGCTGCGCCCACTGCAATTTCCTCTATTGCAATATAGCCGCATACAAATCCTACACTCCGTGGTTAATTTATAAAAAGATACTTCAGCTTTGGGCTTGGCCATCCTCAACACTCCTCTTTTCTCTGCGCTCTGCCATCAGCTTCTCAAACTCCTCATCGCTTACTGTATTTTCACTTTTGCTTTTATTTAACAAGGTTTCCTCAAGAACTTTTCCGTCATAGGTTCTATTCTTGAAGTTGCTAAATGTTCTCACATTGCTCCCAGCGGTGTTTTTATTGCTACCTCCGGAAACACTTGATTTGTTACCCTGATCCCTCTTATCCATCCAGTCTCTCTTAAGAGATTCAGCTGCAGCTCTGGTCTTAACCCCTGAATTTTCATAGGTTCTCAAAATACCCTCAATGTAGCTCATAGTTCGCTTGTTCTGCAGCACAGCTTCCTCGATAGCGAATATAATCGCATCCGACTCCATCACAGTTAACCAGTCCTGCATCTTTTGATATTCCAAAGTTGTTATTGGATGTACATTATTGCTAAATGCCCTAACTATCTCTTTTAGTCCTGGATCATAATCTACTCCCGCGCTTTCTACTACATCTACTAATTGTTTTAGTTTTAGTTTATATATGTCATCAGCTTGGGTATCAGGAATGGTATCAGATTGGGTATCAGCTTCGGTATCAACTTTGGTATCAAAATTTGATACCCTTTTCAATTTTTGGAGTTCTATAATGTGATATTTTGTAGGATCATTTTTCTTTTTACCTGACTTAAAATCCATTAGTCCTTTAGTCTTAAGCTCATTTCTAGCTGCTTTTATTGTATTTTCTGATATGCCCATAATCCCACATAGGGACATGTTGGTCCGCTGGAACCAGTCTATCCATCCGCATTTATTGTTTATTTGCAATAAAGTATAATAAAGCAATTGTGCATTTGGAGACAAACTGTTTGCCTGCAACCAATCAAAAAAGGCATTTAACTGTAATATGTAATTCATTTGTATCTCTCCCATCACTTTTGTTTGGGACTGTAGTTCAAGGAGGAGACTCCTCCACCCTGTTGATTTAACTTATATGTAATGATATAATTAATTTAACGATATATTTTTTTCTTGGGCGCTAGTAATGGCGCTTTTTTTATTTATCTCTATAAGCATCAATGCCATCTGCGCTGTAACAAAAGCTGCATATCTAAAGCTTGTCCTCTTAGCGAAACTGATTTTATTAAATCTTATATCTTCATCAGCACCCTTAGCAGCTTCTCTAAAAATCTCATCAGTAAGTTTTTCTCCTGTAGCCTTTTCCACAATAATCTTAACTGAATCTCTGATTGACATTACACATACCCCTTCTTCTTCAGTTTTAAATTTATTCTTTTTTCAATGTCTTTGAGCTTTATGCCATAGCACTCCATAGATACAAAATGCATCTTTAGAGCTGCAAATAGATCAGCTATTTGCTCTTCTCTTTGATATACAGCCTCCTTCAGTTCATCATCTAACTCCTGGCCAGGTTTTGCATTTTTTATAAGCCTTTTTAATTCCTGGATGCTGCCTATGGCCTCTGACATTTCTTCAATCAATACTTCAAGTATATTCTTTGGGTTGTCATCTACATTCTTTAGCAGTGGTACATTAAAAAACTCATTACCACTCTCGTAAGCAAGCTCTGCCTTAGTCTTTGCATCATCCAGTACAATAGGTATTTTAGAAATAATATCAGCTGGTACCGACTTCTTACCTGACTCAATATCGCTTATCATTGGTTGCGAAATATGAAGTCTTTTTGCTAATTCTGCCTGAGATAAATTATTATTTATTCTTACCTCTCTAATACGATCTGCCATACACATCATACACATCCCCTTTATATAATTTGTGGATAATTTATATTAAATTGTTATATTTGAAGAGTTTATTTATAACAACTTAAGTTGTTATAATTTAGATAAATCAAATCTTGTTTGGCTTCCCACCCAAACTAAGCTACTATACCCTCAAATATTTCTTTATATGGCGGTATATAAAACCGCCTTCCTGCCTTAAGACCTTGTGTTGTTCATTATCATTTAAAGAATTCTTTGTTCCTCGATACTATAATTGCAGGTCTGCTCCATAACCTTTGAAACCTTCTCCAGGTTTCATCTTCTTCGCCTTTTTCATTTTTATAGAGCATTGCAAATGGTATAAATCCTGCTTTCAATATATCTATTAATCTTTTCTCTGCCTTTTCAAAAGTGTCTTTAGGATATCCGATCAGACAATAACAAAGCTTTTTTCTTGACTTTAACGTGAACCCAGCTTCATCAAGCATTTTTCCTGCTACTATTAAAGGCTCATAATCATCTGGAGTATCATAAGCGAAGAACATTTCGCTCGGTTTCAACTCTTGCATTAACTCAACATGCCAAGGTTCTAATATTGCAGCTTCTAACCCACCTGAGAATATCGGTCTATGCTTTTGCCTTTTCAACATTTCTGCAACTGCAATTATATGAGCTTTAGAACATAATAAGAAATTATCATCTTGCACTATCCAACCATCTTTTATGGGCAATTCATAGAGTTTGTCGACTCTTCTCCATACACTGCAATGCCAGCATTTGTTATGACAGCCTGTGCTTGTGATAACATAACCCTTTCTTAGGTACATCCCAGGTTCAAAGTCTATTGTTCTGTCCCCATAAGCAGGGCCGCTTACCTTAACAGGTACTCCAACCTGCCTCCAGTTCTCTGCAATATCTTCTGCTTTTTCTTTATCATAGGTAAATGTTACAGACACATGTATTTCATCCATGTCAGGTAATATCATCATTGGCGGTTCTTCTGTAAAGAATGTTAATTGATCTTGTGGAGTTGCTTTTGTAATCCTTGGAAATACCCTTGCTATCCTCTTCAAAATTTCACCTCACTTTTGATGAATCACATATTCATTTAATAAATCAATAAACCTATTTATACAATTAGCTTCTTACCTTTGACTCTAGTATGAATAGCCTCTTCTTTTGGCTCGCCAGACGTTAAGTATTCTGCAACCCTCTCAGTTGCAATAATCCACTTAGCCCCTGCTTTACGAGCCTTAATATCTTGCCTTTGTAGCATACGCAACACTGTATCCTTTGCAAGGCCTAATACTTCAGTCAACTGCTCTGCTGTCATTGCAAAGCCATACTTGTCCATTAGCTTTTCAGCCGTCAGCGTAGATTTGTCCACTTACATCACCTTCCCTTCTACTCAATATAGAAAACTTCCCCAAGTTGTTTATTGAAGTACTTACATATCTTAGCCATTAAACCGGTACCTGGGGAGAATTTCTGGTTTTCAAGCTTTGATAAATAAGTTCTGTCGATTTCAAGTTCACTAGCCATTTGTTGCTGATTAATACCATTATCCTCTCTATACTTTTGAATATTATTTTTAATAAGCACGCTATCCATTACTTATCCCCCCAATACATTTGTTAACATTTTGGTTACTAGATACACAAAAAAATATATCTTCTATCTTTACCCCATAAATATTAGATAGTTTAATGGCTATATCTAATGGAATCTTTCGAATACCTTTCTCATAATTCCAATAGCATTGTTTACTTTTACCTAATACTTCAGCCACCTGTTCAAGCGTTAGCCCTTTCTTTTCCCTTAACATATTTAAGGTCATGTCATCCCCCCCCCTTCTGTTAACAAATTGGTTATATTATCTTTTATTATAGTAACCATTTTGTTAACTGTCAATGAGTTTTTTTATGAATAGTAATCTTTTTGTTAACTTTATTTAATGTTAACAAAATGTTTACTATAATCATTTTAGGTGGTGATTTTATGTTTAGCAAGAGATTGAAAGACCTTAGACAAGAAAAAGAGATAACTCAAGAAGATCTAGGTAAAGTTTTGAATAAAACTAAAAACAATATATCTCAATATGAAACAAATAAAAGAGAACCAGATAATGATACTTTATCTAGGATAGCAGAGTACTTTAATGTAAGTATTGACTATTTACTAGGAAGAAGTGATATTTGCAACCCATCTAATAAAGACCAACTTGAAACAACCAAAGCATATCATAACCTTGATGCTTCTGGCCTTTCAGATGAAGATATAAAGAAAGTTGAAGAATATATAGATTTATTAAAGCAGAAATACAATAGAGATGGAAGTTTAAATAAAAATAGGTAGAAAGTATATAGAGTTATTAAAATGGAAATATACTGGAGATGGAACAAAAACCCAAATTAACCCACTAAAAAACAAAAGAAGCAAGTCCCTTGCTTCTTTATATAACTTATTAAACTAAATTAGCTTTAAATACTTCATAATCTCTGTTTTTACTGGATCTGTGCTTACCTTATCTAGCTTTTCAATTTCCTTAATTTCACTCATGTATTTTTGTGGATCCTCAATAAAGCTTTCGGAAAAATTCTGTGCTTGTTCCGAATTATTTAGATTATGAAAGATAGTCTTTTTTTTTATATCTTGTTCTTTATTTGGTTTTTCAATTAGTCTATAAAATATCCTGATATTATCTGTATACAGCTTGTTCTGAATATCACAATTATCACATATTTTTTCGTTTTCATTATATTGATCAATAAACTCGATAACTTCATTTATGTCATCATGATAAAAAATAACATCCCTACATTTCGGACAAACAACCATATATCTTTCTTTAATAATCTTTACTTTTTCAAGTTCTTTAAATAAATCATGACTCACCCCAAAATCAACGCCAGCTGATCTTGAAAATAATTCAGGTACTATACGGTCATAGAATATCTTTGGAAGTGTTGCAAGCCATGAGTCTAAAGCTAGTATAGCAGGATATTGGTTAGTAAATTCCTTAACTTGACTTAAAACCTCTAATTTTTGAAAGTACATATTCTATATCCTCCTCAAAAACATACTCCTCAAAACTAATAATTCCATATCCATCGTCCTGAAGAAATAACTTACTTCTTATATATCCATCAGGTTTTGAATCCGACTTCCACATTAGTATGTTTTTACCTATTCTTTCTGTCTCTGATAATACGCTCTTTATATTCTGGTATTCTGGCGTTGCTTGAACTGGGTCCGATCCAGGTGCCTTGTAATTAAGCTTTGATAGACTACTGCCTGATGCATTTATACCTATAGAAATTACATCTTTACCGTCTATAAATATATCTTTATCCTCACAGTTTCTGATAATCTGCTTAATTACTACATGCTTAATATTATTATACATCTCATCTTGATATAACTCACTATTGGATAAATCTAATTTTTCCCTCATTTTAGTGATAAAATCCTGTATTTCGGCTTCAAGCTCATCCGCTTTCAGAGTTATACTTTCTGGCAACTCAGTAGCGTAGTCATGAAGTTCAAAAAAAGCTTTTTCTAAACTACTTATATCTTCTACTCTAATAGATGTTGATCCTTTGAGTTTTAATAGGACACGTTCCAAGTATTCCTTACCTAATTGAATATCATCAATACTCGAGCCTGCTTGATTATAGATATTGCTTTTTGAATTTACTCTACTGCTTATTTCGTTATTTTCAATATCAACAGTTACAAAAACAGGAAATGGGCGAGTCTCTTCATATGTAGTTCCTGGTGGCTTATATTTAATCATCTCAACATAAACAAGCACGAATCCACTTATTTTATTCTCATCCTCCGAGTCATCATAGTACCAATAGTCAATTAGATGAAACTTTTCATTGCTAACATTTAAGTCTTTCAAGCCCTTAAATCTAGTTGAAAAAGTAAATTGTTTTTCTATGAAATCAAGCAAAAATGCTTTGTTTGAATATTTACTAATATCCCTTTTATTTAAATATCTCATAACTACTTTTTTCGTTCCTTGGTACATCCAATCGTCTAACTCAAGTATTAAATCTTCTTCCTCAATCTTCCCAGCATCAAGATTTTGATTAATAAGTGCAATTAACTCTTCTGGCTTCTGAGAATATGCTGAATATTTAATTTTTTTATCTCTCAAAAAGGCTACTAGTGGATGACTAGTTAGATATAGCGCATGATATTTATTTAACTTCATTTTTATTATCTCCCTCTGGATCTAATTTAATAGATAAAGCATTCATTATTATTAGATACTCAATTATTACATCAACAATTCTATCATAAATGTCTTTATCTATTGTACCCATGCTTGAAATTCTGAATTTTACTAATCTCTCACTTAAAATATCTTCTAAACTAATAAGGTCACACAAAATATCATTATTTATATAACGACTGTATTTAGTTATAAGGTTGTCCACAACAGGAAGAAGATCTTTACCAATAAAATATATATAATCAAACTTAGATATTTTTTCTTTCTTGTAGCTGCCATCACTTTCTAAATATTGATAATCTATCAAAGGTATATCTAATTCTTGTTTTTCAAGTATGTTTACCAAAAGCTCCTTATTAATATTTTTCTTATCGAAATTTTCAAAGTCAATAAATTTTTTTAAAACTTCATCTATTGTCTCACTTATTCGAGATATTTTATTATTGAGTAGTACATTGATACTTTGCTTCTCTTTTAATTCTCTTTCTTTAATAAGAAAATCAATTACTATTACTGAAATAGCAGCACCAATTAGTTCTGGCATGATACTTGAACCATAGCTAAATAATACATTTATTATGAAATAAAGCAATATTAACGCTATTGCAATGGGTATCATAGTTAACAAATGTAGAAAAAATCTATATATGGTCAATTTAAAAGCGTCAATTTCCTTGCTCTTCATATTAAACAGATGCGAATAATGACCTCTTACCCACAATCCTATTAAAAATACAAATAGTATTAAAGCTATAGTAACATAAGTCCCTAATGTTATTCCAAATATAACTAAATGCATTTTTTTCTCCATATCATTATAATTTAATTAAATAATAGCAGAATATTACTATTTGTGCAATTATCTGCCAATTTTTTCAGTATATTAATGCGCAAACTTATTAACTTTATCGCATTTTAATGCCTCCTGAATATATGCATTGTTCATTAAGCATACAGGTATTGCATAAAGGAGTTCTGACCTTACATATCATCTTGGGATAATCTAGTAAAGAATAATTAAATACCTTATAAGTTTCATTGGGCACTAACGAATCAATGAACTTCAATAGGTCTTTATCATTTCTAGCTCTTTTATGAGATGATACATATCCAAAATATCTTTCAACCAGTCTGATTACATTTGTATCTATTATTCCATACGGCTTATCAAATACAAAACTCAGTAGGGCTCTAGCAATATAAGGACCTACTCCATATAATTTTAAAAGAGCTTCTTCATTTTGTGGAATCTTTCCGTAGAAATCATTTCTAAGTTGATAAGCTATTTCCTTCAACTGTTCTGCTCTAATTCTACTCATTCCATAAGGTTCTAATATTAGTTCTAACATATCCTGCGGTAAGGATTCCAATCGTTCTAAATCAGGTATAACTTCTAAAGTTTCTTCTATAATATTCTTAACCTTTTCAGCATTTGTTTTTTTAAGCAATACTTCTGTTATCAATGATTTATATGGATCATTAAATTTACGCCATGGATAATCTATTAGGTTGGTTTCACCCCATTGTATTAACTTGTTAACAAAGAAATCTCTATTATCCATTTTTACCTCTTACTTCACCGTTATTTGAAAATAATCAAGTTATATTTTATTATTTTAAATTTTTTTGCTGCAAATGCACTTAAAATAGGCTATAATTAATACGAACAACAGTTTGTAATTAATATACTACAATATATGGAGGTTTACCATGCCAGTATTTAGAAAAGGTGAATTATTTAGTGGTCCTGGAGGCTTAGCCTTAGGAGCAACAAGAGCAAAGGTTACTGATGCTAATGGAGAAGTTTATAGAATTGAGCATACTTGGGCAAATGACATAGATGAAAATGCATGTGAGACATTCCGTTATAATATATGTGAAGACAGACCTAAATCTGTACATTGCATGAAAGTACAAGATTTAAATATTGCACAACTCGAGCCTATAGACGCGCTTACATTTGGATTCCCATGCAATGACTTTAGTCTTGTGGGTGAACAAAAGGGAATTGAGGGTGAATATGGACCCCTCTATTCATATGGTGTTAAAGTACTCAACATACATAACCCTATGTGGTTTCTAGCTGAAAATGTTGGAGGCCTTAGTAGTGCTAATGGCGGCAATACTTTTGCAATGATATTGGATGAGCTTGCTAATGCAGGGCAAGGTTATAATATTGTGCCACATCTATATAAATTCGAAGAATATGGGGTTCCACAGACTCGTCATAGGATAATAATCGTAGGTATCAGAAGAGATTTAGGCCTGCAATTTCAGGTTCCTGCTCCAACACATATTAACAACTATAGAACAGCAGAGGTTGCATTAAGTAATATTCCTATTGATGCACCAAATCAAGAAAGAACAGCACATAATCCTAAAGTAGTAAAGATGCTTAAACATATCCCTCCCGGTGAAAATGCGTGGTTTGAAGGCATCCCTGAAGAACTTAGATTGAATGTAAAAAGTGCTAGAATGAGCCAAATATATAAACGACTTCATCCAAAGAAACCATCATATACTATTACTGGTAGTGGCGGCGGTGGAACACATGGTTACCACTGGGCCGAGGAAAGAGCTTTAACCAATCGAGAAAGAGCTAGAATTCAGACTTTTCCGGATAACTATAAGTTTCTTGGATCAAAGGAAGCTGTCAGGAAGCAAATAGGAATGGCAGTGCCGCCAGAAGGTGCTCAGATTATTTTTGAAGCTATACTTAAAACCTTAGCAGGTATTAATTATGACAGTGTCCCAGCAAGTTGGAATATTGATGAAATAATATAATAAAGAGCGAGTATTCTCGCTCTTTAATTAGGAACTTTATAATCTCTTGTATTAGGCGGACTTTTTTCAGTGATATTTTTAATCAATTCATCCCAATCAGAATTTAGCATTCTAAAAGGTCTGCCGAAATTATCTGCTTGTAACTCAGTGCTTTTTCGCGGCAATATCTTTCCTTTACGTAATATATATGTACCCTCTTTTCCATATGCAAGCTCATTTAAATAAGCATATCCAACTAGTCTAACATTACTTAGTGGTTCATCCGCTTCTCTATCCCATCCAACTTCAGCCATGATATAAATATGTGATAGTTTATCTTCTTTCTTTCTAAAACGCAGTTTACTCCACTCGATTAACATCCATTCACTGCCTGGCCGCGTCGCCTTTATATCGATCAGCCAATCATTCAAATGAACATCATCATGATCCCAAACTCCCCTTGGATAGTAATTAAAATCTAAATCTACCACAATATCATATTTCTCTTTAAGCATCTTTGCGAAAGCTACTTCTGCTAATTTCCCAATAAGGTTGTCTCTTGCAATCTCTTTTTTAGACCTCTTATTAGTATCGGATTGCCCAAATTCAATTTCTTGCTGATTTTCTGCACATATTACTGAAAACTCTTTACATTTATCAATTTCATTTTTCGTAAGAATAATATTCATAAATAACCCTCAAATGCAATTATATTGAAAAATCCATATAATATGTTTCATTGTCGATTTTATGTATTGTTACATCTGTTCTTCCGTATCTCAGTAAATCTTCCAGCCTAACAAAGCTGCCCAACTGCAGCCCCATACGCCTTCTAAAGTATGCACCTACAATACTATTATTTTCGTGAGATTCTATCGCTTTCCCATTTGCTTGCGCTCTTACACAGTTAATCGCTTGTCCATCATCTGTAAGAATAGCAAAATGTTCACCGATTGGTGGAAAGAAGCCACTTCGTTGGATGTCAGCTGGCACTCTAATATATGCTTGGTTTCTTTCTCTATTATCTCTCTGACCCCAGTTTAAGCCAGACTTTGCTGGTAAACTTCCATGATCGTCTAAGAACGATATCGTAACACGATCTATTCCCGTTTGAGTGATTAGATCAGGTCTTTGCATTATAGGATTCTCAACTGCTGTTTCAGCAGCAATATCTATTCGTCTTCTCACATAATATCCTTCATCAAATAAGTTAACATAGTTTTCTATGTTTGGAGTCAAGCAGCTTACTGTATTTCCAAGTAGACTATCATAATAGTTTTTTATTTCAGTAGCACTTTCTAAAGATAATACTTCTCCTTGATTTCCGATAAAGGCATTTTGTGTATAGTTCGCTGATCCGACAAACCCTAAGGATGGAAGTATATTATTATACCAAGAATAAGCTTTTGTATGGACTGGATGACGCCCATGTAAATACCTGCAATCAAGTCTTCCTACAAAAGTATTATTTGCTAAGTCCAGAAAAGCATTATGTATTCTTCTTCCTATTCCTTCTCTGCTTGTCATTCCTATTATTAAATTTAATTTAAGATTTGGTATATCATTTAAATGTCTGTACACCATCGAAGGGGTTGCGTATCCCGAAATAGCATACAAAGTGTTTGCCTGATTTGCTGGTTGGATCATTGCTTGTCCATAAAGATTCTGTGTAATCAAATAATCTCCCCCCTAAATTTACTAATTCCTTATTTCATTATATACATTTATATCCATGTGTGCAATTATATAACACATTTAATCTAAATACACACATCTTTCCTATATTTTATAACAATGCTATAATAGAACATATGTTCGCATTTAAGGCAAAGGAGGGGAATTATGGTACCTACATACCAGCTTGAAGAAATAATTAACAAATGTCGAATAATAAAAGAGCTTGCCCAGCTTCCAAATAATATTCTTGGATATTATTGCTTTGAAGATGGTTACTATTTTATTTTAATCAATGAAAGTATAAATAATAACGAACGAGTTTATAGGACCGTTCTAGCTGAAGAAATTGGTCATTATCGCACTACTATCGGAGATATCACTCCAAGGAAATATATGTGTTATGAGGACAGAATGGTAATAGATAAAAAAGAACTTGCCGCTTTAAAATGGGCTGTTAATTTTCTTATTCCAACAGAAATGTTGTTAAATATTGTAAAGGATGGGTTATGTCCTACTCTTAGTGAAATAGCTGAATATTTTGTAGTAACTGAAGAGTTTATAACTAAAAAATTTGAGTTTATGAGTAATCAGAAACAATTATGGGATATTGATGAACATCGCTCACTATGCCTTTATAACTTACCATCAATACTAATTTACAATAAGCTATCCACAACTATAGACAAATAATATAAACAGCGTTACTTTATTTAATTAAGAAGGAAGTGTGTTTATGAAGAAAAGAGCTGACGGTAGATACTGCAAAACTATCTCAGTAAATGGTCAAAGGTATTTTATATATGGAGAAAGTCCGCAGGACCTTGAAGATAAGTATATAGAATTTAAAATAGGTCAAAAGAAAGGCTTATCATACAATGACAAGACAACCTTAGGTGAGCTCACACAGGTATGGTATGAAACCTATATAAAAGGGAAAAAGGCTCAAAAGACACAAGATATGTACAAGACAGTAATCAACAATCATGTTACTGAATTTGCTGACTACAAACTTAAGGACATTAAACCACTGATGATAGATAGATATCTTAAAAATCTTAATAAATCAAAGTCCCTGGAACATAAAATTAGAATTACACTAAATCAAATATTTAAGCTTGCAAAATCCAACAAGCTTATTGATGACAACCCCATGGAATATGTTAAATCCGTGGCTCAAGGAACCCCCAAAAGAGAGTTCTTGGATGACGAAGATCGTAATATTGTTTTGAAAGCTTTAGAAGGTCATAAGGGTTATTTACTAGTGTTAACATTGCTTTATACCGGTATGCGTGAGGGAGAGGCCCTTGCCCTCACCTGGAGGGACTTTGATGATATAAACGGCATAATAAAAGTGAGTAAAGCAATTGAATGGCAAAATAGTCATCCTGTCATTAAACAGCCTAAGACTAAAGCTGGGATAAGACAAATACCTATACCAAGTGAACTTACAGTAGCTTTGCTATCAGAAAAGGAAAAATCTAAAGGTATATCTCCTTACATCTTTCATCATTCAAACAATGGTATGCATACTAAGTCTTCTTCTGATAGGCTTTGGCGTAGCTCAAAGAAAGCCATTAATAAATATATTGATGAAAAGATAAATAAACATATTATGCAAGAGGATCAGAAGGTTAATATCAATCTTACTTTCAGATTACTAAGGCATACTTATGCGACTGGGCTTTATGATGCAGGAATAGACCTTAAATCTGCACAAGAAATTTTAGGACACGCTGACTTCAAAGTCACAATGGATATATACACCCATATACAGAATGAAAGACGAGATAAGAACATTATTAAAATTCAAGATTTGTATAAGAAAAAAGAAATAGAAAAAGCTGCTCATGGCAGCTAGTTTTTGACTACATTTTGACTACATGATAGTGTAGTCAAGGCTGTTTTATATATGATTAAACACGTTATCAAAACATGCTCAAGTGTTTGAATATGGCGGAGAGAGAGGGATTCGAACCCTCGGTACCTTTTCAGGTACGACTGATTTCGAGTCAGTGACCTTCGACCTCTCGGACATCTCTCCTCTTAGGTTCTTTTAAGTTTGAAAAAGTTCTTAAGTATCTGACTGCAATCTTGTTGCAGCAGTCCTGCTTCAATCTCGCATTTATGGTTAAAGCCATAATCATTAAGTAAATTGAGCCTCGAGCCTGCAGCTCCACCTTTTGGATCCATCGTTCCTATATAGAGCTTCCTTATACGTGCTTGTATGATTGCACCGCAGCACATAGCACAAGGTTCGAGGGTCACATACATATCACAGTCACTTAG